TTAGCCCTGACGATGGCCGCCGCTCTGCTTGAGAAAATTGGCGAACAGCTCGTGGCCCTGCTCGGTCAGGATCGACTCGGGGTGAAACTGCACCCCTTCGACGTTCAGTGTCTTGTGGCGCAGGCCCATGATCTCATCGACCGAACCGTCTTCCAGCGCAGTCCAGGCAGTCACTTCCAGGCAGTCGGGCAGCGTATCCTGCTTGACCACCAACGAGTGGTAGCGGGTGACCACCAACGGATGATTCAAGCCATCGAACACCCCGCCGTCTTGATGAATGACCGGGCTGGTTTTGCCATGCATGACCTGACGCGCACGCACCACGTCGCCGCCAAAGGCCTGACCGATGGACTGATGCCCCAGGCACACGCCCAGAATCGGCAGTTTGCCTGCGAAGTGCTTGATCACATCCAGCGAGACGCCGGCTTCATTAGGCGTGCACGGGCCAGGCGAGACCACGATGTGCTCCGGGTTCAGGGCTTCGATCTCGGCGATGCTCAGTTCGTCATTGCGAATGACTTTGACGTCCGCCCCCAGCTCACCGAGGTACTGCACGACGTTGTAGGTAAACGAATCGTAGTTATCGATCATCAGCAGCATTTTGCTATCAACCTTTTGATTTACTGACTTGATTCAGGCCTTCCGGATTCTGCTTCACTCATGCATCCCCCTCGTCAGCCACAAGGCCGGGGGACGGAGAAAAACATCACAAAATCGAAGGCATACAGGTACGGGACCGGCAGGGCCGGCAAGGAAATAGTCAGGCGCGCCAACGCCAACGGGCGTGAGCCTTGATAACGCGCATCAAAAGCTTGCTGACTGTCGTCACGGAAGGGGTCTCATCGGTACGTTTCAGGACATTAGCGTACCGAATCGGCCGGTGCAATATGAATGTACCGGGCCGCACCGATTGAAAAGCAGTTAAAGCCTGAAAAGAGGGCCGCGCCTCCTTGCGGAGGCGGGATTGAGGCAGGGGCACGATGGCCTGGGAGGTGGGGAGCCGAGAGGAACATCAGTGCGCAATCTCGCGCACGTAGGCTTGGCAGGCCTTCAAAGCGATCAATCCCTGATCGCCGTAGTCGGTGATGGCGACAATTCGTCCAGCAGCCGCTGGGTCAAGTTCGCCTCGCGGGCTTCCATGAACCACGCCGCCGGTATCGGTGCCGGCTGGCATGCCATCACGGTTGGCGGGGCTGTTGGCGAGGAGGACTGACAAGCGCAAATCAGCGGTAGCCAGGCGATCACGCAAACGAGCCTGAGCAGTCTGTGCATCGCTCAATTCCTTGTGGATGGTTGAATCGTTGGTGTGCAAACGGACTTCCAGCGCCCGTCGTTGTGCCTGCTCGGCGTTCTGCCAGTCGACGACCGCCAGCGCCGCCTGCTCGCGCTCGCGTTGCCACGTCAGTGCTTGCGTGGACAATTGCAGGCCATAGCGGGCCGCCTGCCATTTCCAGGCGGCCCATGTACCCAGCCCTGACCCCAGCACGAATGCGAGGATCAGGCATCGCATATCCAGCACTTTCACGGCAGCACCTCCAATGCCCGCTGGTAAAGCGCCTGCCGATCCGCCAGGCCGTTGGTACCGCCATTGATGCGGCGGGTGATCATCAGAAAATCAGCCTGGTCTGCCAGCGCATTGAGGTTGGCCCGATCCCAGAACCACGCCGCCGACATGGCCGCGTGGTCGGGTTGTTCGAGCAGTTGCGGCTGGGCAAGCAAGTCCAGCCCGAGCGCCTCCCCGCACGCCTCGTAGTTGGTCCGCCCCGTCACCTGAATCAGCCCACGGCCCCGATACAGCTGGCCATCGCCATCTGCCTCTGGCGTGTTGCCCAGACGCAGCGCCAACTGGCCCGTGTCGTACTTCGCCAGGTAGCTGTCACTGCCTAGCTCACGCACATAACGAAGCTGCCCGGACTCATGCCCTATCTGAGCAATGAACGCGGCGATACGCAGGCGGGTGTCGATGGCGTAACGGGCCATGGCGATGTTGAGAGCAGGAACGAAAACGCCGGCTTTAGGGCCGGCGTTGGGGAGGATTTGCAGTAGTTGTTTTACGGTTATCAACACATTGACACCTCCTAAAAACTTCAGTTACTCAGTTGCAGTAAGATCAACGTCATATTGACGAGTTCGCAAGTAAGTGCCTTGGAAGACACGCCTAACGCAGTCCGCTTTTCAGCGTTATAGTTCAAGTGAATTCGAGGGCGGTGACGGCCATTCGATCTGGAGAGGGTAGTCAGAGAATTGCTCGATCCGGTTGAGCTTCACACTGTAACGTTTCCATTCGAGCAAACTTGCCTTCTCCGCCTCTGTGGCATCTCCCAGATCCGCGGCATACTGCAATGGGACAATACGTGTTGCTGCTTCTTGTAAACGCTGGTCACGCACAAGCAGAGCGGCGGAAGCTAAAGCGACTCTTTGCGCTTCCTTATCAAGGGCCCAGTCCCCCTCTCTCCAAACATAGTATTTGCCGGGGAATTGTTTGGTAGTGAGTCTTTCAGGAGGCACACCCAGACTTGTCCATTCCTCCAATGAGCCGTCGTTTATTCGATACATCGGACCACGAAGATCCACAACCTGCTGCGGCTCATGATTGAACATTGTCCAAGCAAAACCTTTGTTTGGCTCGCTCAGCAATTCCGGCAATCTCACCGCATTGCTAGGAGTTTGCTCGCCCAGCCCAGGAACAACCGGTAATTCAACAGGCCCCATCAGGGCCCCAGAGTCATCTATCAAGTAAGTAGGCATAAGGTCCTCAGATCAGTTTGATACGGCCGGGATAGGCCATGTTGCGGCTACGGAAACGAATCCAGTTGTTAATCAATTGTGCGTTAACTTCGACAGCGCCCATTACTCCGTTGTCTGTTGTATCAGAGAGATAACCTAAGGTTCCAGCCGGAATTAAAGCGCCAGTCGGTAACGCGCCTCCCGGCCCAGTGGAGCTAATACGTCCATCTGCTTGAGCATGAGCGTTTCCCAATGGGTAGGTCCCGGTGCTGATATCAGAACCGCTCCACTCTTGCGCGATCGTTCTCAGCCAAGTGCCGTCCTGCCAAGATCCTGCGACACGCGACGTATCGACGCCACGAGACTCATCCAGTACCCGCAAGAACTCGCCCCGGCCTTCAGGCCCTCGGAAGGTCAGAGCGCCGTCGCCACTGGTCCATCCACCTTCCTTGCCGGTGCGGGCGGCTTCGGTGTAAAGCATCCCGGACTTTTGCGCATGGTCCCAAAGCCACGGCCAGTCGGCGCGGTTAAGAAGCCCACCGTTCAACGCTCCGTATCCTCCTGGGCTGAACGATGTAGTTGTCTCGAAAACAGGCCGCCCCAACGGAGTGCTGTCATATCGACCTATTGGCCACCAGCTTCCGGCAGCATCGCTGCGCAGGTGCCACCAGTCGCCAGCCCCCATAAGAACCAGAAAGGAATAACCAGCAGCATTTAAATGGGTATGAAACCTGATCTTTTCCCCGGCACTTGCATTCACTGTCAGCCGGTTGCCACTGCTGTCTATCCTGCGAACAATGACGTCCTTGACGCCTAGTGCCGCGTTTGAGGAGGGCAGTGTGAACGCACGATTGCCGCCAGTAGCATCCAGTAGCAGCAACTCCATCTGGTCTCTTGTAAAAACTGTATCGGTATTGAAAGAGAACACTTTTTGAGAGTCGACCTCCTTTACCTCTGTCATTTTGCCGCGCTTGGTGATGTAGATCGCATCAGGGTTAAAAACAAGCTCTACCCACTCCGCCGCATTGAGCTTCAACGTATTGCTGCCGGCACCGAATAGAGAGATGACTTCAGCGCCATTGGCCTTGATAGTTGCCGCTGCTGGCGATGCGTTATGAAAGGTTATCGACTTACCTACCACTACGTTCGCCTTGGGAGGCAAGGTCAGCGTGATGCCCCCAAGGTTGATTCTGTGCCAATGCCCCGCCGCTCCGGGTAAAAGAGTTTCGGAAGCGGTGTAGCCAAATCCTGCACCTTTGTAGGCCTGCCTGACCTGCAAACCTATCTGCGTGATAGCCGACGCAAGTTGGTCTGTTCTGGTTTCATCAGGCTGCTCACCACCGGCCGCCATCGCATTCAAGATCTCCTGCGTGATCGAGTTACCCCACTGCGCAGGAATAAGCGAACCGGGCATGCCGGTCGCCGGGTTTTCATCTACAAACTTGCCGCTTGCCAAGCCTACGCCCGGCACACTCTTGGGATAATCCACATTGTGTTCCTCAGTTGAAGTTTACGAATTCGACGCTGTGCGCCGGTGCTGCTCGACGGATCAAACATTCGATTGCGAGTCCGGGATTCACCCCGAACCGCTCTCCCCAGTAGCTGGCCCCGAAGCGTCGGCCCAGGCGCTGGCGCCCGCCGGTGTTCAGGGTCCACATGAATTGCGCGTTCCAGGTGCCGAAGTGCGCCTGGCCAAAACGCGAACGCCCCATACGGGGCGCTCGGTGTTCGGTCACGGTGGCATCGGGGTAGCCCTGGCTGATGGCAATGTCGATGTAGAACGCCGCGTTCTGCCCTCCTGTTGCCACGAGCCGCTGGCGCACCGACAGACGCCGGTCAGCGAACAAGGGTTTGAGCCCCAGGCACGGGTCGGGCAGGTTCATCACCCGCTCCCAGTCCGGGACCAGCTCACTGACGGTGGCGGGGTCCATCTCGTTGAGCAGGTCGAACGCGCGGCCATCGATGCGCGCGAACTCGCGGGACAGCCCGGTAATCACCTGCTGCAATTCCGGCACCCGCTCCGGATCCCACGCTGGGCCGGGGGGCAACAGCGCCTGCAGTTGCCCGGCGTAGTGTTCGGCAGTTCTTATGACGACCATTGAATACCCCCGAACGTGAGCAGCTGGTTGGCCGCCGCAGTAACGTTGGCCACTGGCGAAACCAGCACATGATCGGTTTCGCCCGTCGCGCGACTGATAGCCTCGGCGATGTGCGTGAGCAACAGGGTTTCGCCCAGCCCGCCCTCACGGTTGTGCAGGTCCAGCAGCTGCGCCTCGACCGCCGCCCGCACGGCGGAGGTGTCCGGTGTGAGCCGGATCGTGTAGACCACCGGTTTCTGCACCGGCGCCAGCACATACACATCCGCCGTAACCGGACGCAGCGGCTCGATATACGCCGCGACCGCAGCGAGCTGTTCAGCGTCAGGAATGGGATCGGCCTGGTCGTCACGCATGAAGAACACCGCCACCGTCCCTGGCCCCATGAACCGGCGCACACACCAGGCACGCGTCACGCCCGGTACTTCCAGCGCCCAGGTCACGTAATCATCCTGATTGCCGCCATGCGGGATGACCCGGTAGGAGCGCACGACACGCGCACGCAAGGACTCGATACTTTCCTGCGAGATACCGCCGGACAGTCCATCGGCAATGACGGTGAAGGTGCTGTCGATGCCTTCGACCGGTTGCACGGCAGTCATCACCAGACCGGCGTCCGCATTACCCAGAACACCGGCATCCACCGCTTCGACCGTGGTTGTGTTATTGCCCGCAACCGTGGTGACGCCTTTGGTGACGCGGTAGAAGCGTCCATCACTGAACTGCAGCACAGTGTCCGCATCCAGCACCGCGCCGGCTGCAGCGCTGAAGCGCACCGTGCCAGTAGCGGCCTGTGCCACCTTGCGCGGTTGCCTCAGGCGCAGGATGGCTTGCCGCTCGAGGGTCTCCTCGTCGGCGGTGTCCGGCAGAATCTGGTCGGCGATCCAGTCCTGATAGCCGTACAGCCCGTAGGCCGCACCGCTGTGCGCGCGGGACAATACCCGGGCATCGGACTGACGCAGCGCTTCGTCGGCAAGGTCGACCTGGGTTCGGTTGATCAGCGCCGGTAACGTAGGTGTTTCAAACGGCATAAATCACCTGCCACTGTTCAGAAGGGTTGAAACGCACGATCTGACCGTCAGAGACGAACAGCTCGACGCCCAGGTTCAGGCGGTTGCTCTGAACCTGTTCGGTAAGGATGTTGATGTGCGTGACCTGGCCATCTTCGATCAGCCAGTCGAGCGCTTCGCGGGCATAGAACTCGGCATCGCGCTGGGTCTGGGCAGTCAGCCTGACCCGGCGCAGCAGCCACAGCCTGGAACCGATGCGGTCATTGGCCTGTGCCGGGTAGGTGTCGCCCCACCAGCCATAGCGCTCGGCATCGTCGAACGGGTCGTCCGCTTCGGCACGTCGCCAAGTGAACAGGCTGATGACCACCGAGCGCAGCAGAGACGCCTGCAGAGAGCCTTCGATGATCATCCGGCACCTCCAACGGGCGGCCCGCTCTGGCCATTCCCGCCCTGCACGTTGCCGTGCAGATGGCTGATCTGGCTGATACCCGCGGCGAGCTGGTCGCCCTGGGAGACGATCTTTCCGGTCTGGGTGATCTGCGGTGTGTCGAAGTTCACGGCCACCGTCGCCTTGATGTTCAAGGTGTCGGTTTCAATGTCGATGACCTTGCCGCGCTTGAGGTGAATCTTGTCGCCCTCGTCGGTGTAGATCGCCACTTCGCCCGACTCCAGCCCTTTGAGCCGATAGCGCCGGTCGGCCACCACCAGCAGCAGACCGTGCGACCGGTCGCCACCAATGAACGCGGCGATACCTTCAGCGCCGGCCAGTGGATTGCTGGTGAAACCGTAGGGTTCGAAGTGCTCCATGTCGTCCTTGACCTCTCCGGCGGTGAGGCGCATTTGCAGCGCCTGCATTTTGCTGCTGGCCCTGGCGAGCACCACGGTGCCGCGCACCAGCATGCGATTGAGTAAGCTCATGAGGTTGTTTCCTCGTCGATGGGCAGCAGCCAGGAGTAAGCATCCTGATTGACCTGCACCTTGCTGCGCTTGTTGGGGTCACCCGGCTCGGCCTGGAAACCTTCAGGCGGACCGACCACCAGTGTGGTGATCGTGCCTTGGTCACTCAGCGAATAGGTCACGGCTGAAATCAGCATGTTGCGGCTCGTAAAACCGATGACCGGATCGATCACCCGGACCATGGTGTTATGCCGCCAGAGCGCCCCGTTGGACTGCCGCCAGCCCTGGACCTTGTAGGTGGTGAGCAGCGCCTTGCCAGCCCGCTGACCACGCTCCCAATTGGCGCGACTCAGGGCGAGTTTGGGTGTGATCGGCGCATCCTCATGAACGACCAGTACGCGAAGCCGCTTTTTATGCGCGGGATCGTCATGCCGGTTATCCGTGACCTCGGCCGAGACCTCCGACGACTCCTTGCCGAACGTCTGGTCATTACCGGTTTGTTGACCGATGACCCGGTACTCGGAAAAAAGCCCGGAAAAGTCCCGCGCGATGACGGCGCTCAACACGTTCTTGCCAAGTTCGAGCGCGTCTGCGCTCTGCCCGCGACTACCCGGCCTGGCCAGCACCACATTGCCGTATTCGTCATCGGTGGAAAAAATCCGGAACAGGGTCAGCAGCCGGTCAATGGACTTGAACACGGTTTCGGCAGGCTCGATGGTGTGATCGGCCATCTTCGAGGTTTCCGGTATTTCGCTGATCACCGACAAACCATAGGGAGCAGCCAGCGCTTCAACGATCTTCAGCACCCCCACCTCCTTCCACTGACTCGGCTTGTTGATGGCCGAGCAGTCGATGAGGTCGGCGGTTTTCGAGCGTCCGGAAATCTTTAGCGTGACTTGCTTGCCGTCATAGCTGATCGGCGCGGCAAACACCCAACCGGTCAGAATCAACTCGCCGCCGATACGCACTTCGCACGCGGCGCCAGGCGTGATCGGATGCGAGATTTCAGTGCCCGGCCACTGCCAGGTAATGCTCACGTCAAAGCTGCGCGCCTGACGCTCGATCCCGGCAGAGATTTCCACCGACTTCCAGCCGGCGTAGTCGTGCTCGTCAACCGTCAGGGTGACAACGTTAGGGTCGATCATGGGTCACTCCTGAGCGATCTTCAGCGTGCCGGGCGGCACGAAACCCGGATGGGCCAGCCGATTGCGCTGCACCATTTCCTGCGCCCGGCTGGCGTCACCGAATCGGCGATAGGCCAGCACCAGCGCGGGCAACGGCTCGGACACCTTCAGGTCCACCAGACGCACGCCAGAGGCCGCCACCGCGTTGAGGTGCCGGATCAACGCCTGACGCAACGTGTTGAGCACCAGGTAATGTTCAGGGTCGGCTTTCAACGACGCTTCCCAGATGGCTGAACTCAGCGTGTCGCGCAGTTCGATGACGTCATCGGCAACCGGCACATCCACGCGTTGCAGCGCTTGCGTCACTTGCTGATCCAGCGACGGCACCACCGTGAGCGGCGTGACGGTCGTCGCAACCGGCATGCTCGCGACGATTTTCGCCACCTTGACCAACAAGGCATCCTGGACCAGATTGGCCGCGGCCTGCGCCGTCACGCCGGTATCCAGCCCGCTGCTCTGGCTGACCAGATTGATGCCGGACACTGCCTCCGCCTGTTGCGTGGCCTCGGAAATCACCGACCGGTAATCGACCGTTTCAACAGAGGACACCCCGCCATTGCTGCCGGACCTAGCTGCCGCGCTGCTCGCAGCGGTGCCGTTACTGCCACTCGCGGAACCATTGCCTGAACCGCCCCCTGTCGAGCTGCCGGAACCTGCTCCCGTACTCGCCCCGCCAATACTGCTGGTGCCATTCGCTCTTCTGGCTCGACGGCTGTCACCGTCGAAACTGGCGAAGAACGTGCTAAACAGCGTGCTGACCGTCAACGGCGCATTGACCAGCGAATGCACCAGCGCGGTGACATCCGAATAAATCGTCATGAACGGTGTGAACTGCCGCTGAATGGTCGCGAATACACCCGACAGGGCGCTGCGCAGCGCCTGAATATTGATACGCACCGCGTCCACTGTGGCCATCACCGAGCGGTAGCGCCTGAGCGCCGAGTCCAGCAGGCTCTCGGATGCGCCCAGCAACTGCCGTCGCGTATTGAGCGTCGACACGGGAAACTTGAGCGGGTTGGCCGGATAGAATTTCAGGTCCAGCCGGACGAGTCCGCCTTCGCTCAGGTTGTGTGTAACACCACATTCGCCAACCTGGACCTGCACGCGACCCAGCCAGGGATGCACCAGCTCGCCGGCACCTTCCTGCTCCAGTGCCTGCAGCAATTTGTCTCGCTGTTCGAAACAGTCGGGACCGACAATGAACCCCGTCAGCGTATGCACTTTCGACTGTTTGCCCAGCGACTCGAAATAAGGCTCGTCGCGTTGTGGAAACTCATGCAACTGCCCCTTGCGGCCTGCCGGGACGACGGCTTTTTCAATGAAAAAACCGACGCCCCGGAAAGACGCTGGCAGCAGGCTGTCACGCCATGTACTCATGATCCGGCTCCTGCGCCGAGGGTTCGATAACCGACGTTTGGCGATATCGTCAAACCCGGCTGGTTGGTTTGCACTTGCCCGGCACGCATGCCCGGCGGCGCGTTTTCAAAGCGAATGTTGAGCTCGCCTTCAAGTCGCGGGCCGGCCCCGGCTGCGCCCTGTTGCAACAACAGGCTGCCGGGGGCCAGCGGGGTGGGTACGCCGAGCAATTGGCTGGTCGGCGGCACGCCAGTGGCCTGATTGAGCAACTGCTGATTCGCGCGAACATTCTCGACGGCACCGGCCGCCAGAAACGCACCCGTCCCGCCGCCTGGCCCTGCGTTGCGTATCCGCTGTTCTTCCGCGAACTGATTGGCCTTCTCGGTCGCCCGCTGCAGGACGGTCTTATTCGTGTCGCCACCAAACCAGCTCATGATCGGCTCTATGAATGGCTTGATGTCCGCCCACAGACCTGCGAACCAGGTTTTGATCGGCTGCCAGTTCTCGATGACCATGCCCAGCGGCGAAAAACTGAACAGCGTTGCCAGCACATCGGTAAACGGTTGTGCCTCGGCCTTGATGGTTTCCCACAGGCCGGCCAGGTACTCGGACAGCGGCTGCCAGTTGGCCACGACCATGCCCAATGGCGACCACGCAAACAGCGTCTGCAGAAAATCGAAGACCGGCGTGGCCAGCGCCTTGATCACGTCCCACAGCGCAGCAAAGAACTCGCTCAGTGGCTGCCAGTTGGCTGCGATCATGCCCAGCGGCGTCCAGGCGAAGACCGCCTTGAGTACGTCCCACAGCGCCATCACCGGTCCGCGAATCGCCTCCCAGACCGCCTGAAAATAAGGTGCAACGGTCGACCAGTTGGCGATCAGAAAACCTGCCGCCAGCGCGAGGCCGCGCACGATCAGGCCGAGCGGGGACATGCCCATGACCGCAGCCAGCAGCCCGGCGGCACTCGTTGCAGCGAGAACGGCGACTTGCAGTACGCCGAAAGCAATCGCGGCGCCCACGACGCCCTTGATCACCTCTGGGTGTTCGGCCGCCAGCGCGGCGACCTGAGAAATCATCGGCCCGATCACGGCCATTGCTTCGTTCATCGCCGGCAGGAACATACTGCCGATATTGATGCCCAGACGATCGACACGGTTAGTCATCTCTTTGATGGCAGTGGCCGTGGTCTGGGAGTTGTCTGCGAACTCCTTCTCGATGGAGCCGCTGTTTTGCACGCCCTCCCCGACCTTGGCCAGGTTGGACCTGAGCACATCGAGGTGGGCCAGCAGCGGCGTGATCGCGCCCAGCGATTCGGCACCGAACAGCTGCGTGATGACGTCCGACTGTTTGCCAGGATCAACACTGGAAACCGCCGTCAGGACCTTTTCAATGGTCCCGGACGGGTCACTCTGCATGCCTTGGGTCAGCTGGTTGACGTCGAGCTGCAACGCCTCGAACGCCCCGGCTTTCGCCGCGCCCCCTTCGGTCAACGACTGCATGAACCGCTTCATGCCGCTGGCGGCCACATCGGCCGGCACATCGACGCTGGCCAGGGTCGCGCCCATTGCCGCCAGTTGCCCGGAGGCCATCCCCGCAACCGGCCCGAGCGGGCCCATTGCAGTCACCATGGTGGCGATTTTCTTTTCCAGGTTGTTGCCACCGAGCACGTTGATCTTCTCGGACAACGCCGCGACCTGCGGCTGAGTCATCTGAAACGATGACCGCCACGAGGCCATCATGTCGCCCGACTCGGCCGCCGTCTGATCGAATGCGACGCCCATTTTCACGGCGTCGCTGGCAAACCCGGTCAGTTCTTCGCGCGGTACATTGGCCTTGGCACCCGCGGCGACAATCGCCGCGATACCGTTGGCGCTTTCCGGCAGTCGTTCACTGAGGTCCAGAATGTCGGAACTCATCTGCTGGAACTGTTGCGGTGTTTCAAAGGTGACCGATCGTTTCACGCCGGCCATGCTGGTCTCGAAACCGATCGCTGCCTTTACCCCGGCAATCAAGGGCTCTGCCAAAGCATTGCTCTTGATCATCTCGCCCACTTCGACGTTCCCAAGACCAGAGCCTTTAAGCCTGGTCTCGAAGCCTTCAACGTTGTTGCGGATAGTTGCCAGCGTTGGAGACAGCTTGTCGACGCCGGTAATCAGCGTCTTGATAGTGTCTGCCATCACTCCCCCTGCAGGATCTGGTTGATGCGTTGCGTCTGCAAGATCGACTCGGTGATGATGTCCAGCTCCCTGGACATCATCAGTTCGGGATCGGTCTTCCAGAAGTACGCGAGGTCGTAAACGACGGCGATCAGTCCTTCGAGGTCGCTGATGCCGCTGCCATGAAAAAACTCGCAACCTTCCAGCTCAGCGTGTTGATGTCGCACAGGTCCATCTGATTGACCGACGAGGGCGGGATGCCAGCGCAGACGGCGATGTATTTCGCCGCCACGTCCAGATCCAGGGAGACTTCCTCGTTCTTGTCGATCCTGTACGGCAGGGCCTTGATGGCCCGCGCTTCCTGCGCCGTAGGGCGCCGGAAGGTCAGTTGCGAAAGGGTTTCGCCGTGCGCTTCGATCGGGCTGGCCAGGTCGATGACTTCACTCATTGCCAGCTCCCCTGATTGCCGTCGAATTTCAGCTCGATGGTGCCGTCGTCAGCTTTGCTGCTCGGCTCATCGACCAGGTAGGCGCCGGACAGGACGTAGGTCTTGCCGTTCTTGAACTCACAGGTGATGGTCATGTCCACACCGGTGGTGAGCAGCTTGAGCGGCAGATCGGCGGTATGCACGGCGGTAAATTTCAACCACGCGGCCTTATCAACTTCCTTGTAGTAGCCCGGTACGACGGTATCGCGCTTGATGTTCATCAGAGGCGCTTCGCCGCCGCCGCTGATGGTCAATTGGGTGCCATCCACTTTGATGTAGCAGGTACCCGCAACTTTCTGACCCATGTTGTTTATCTCCAGAATGAAAAAACCCGCACGAGGCGGGCTTGAAAGGGTTGGTTAGGCTTATGCCGCTTCGTCGTACTGCAAGCGGAACTGGTTGAGCAGCGCGAACACGCGCAGGCCGTTGATGTAGTCAGGCGGGAACATCACGTTCACGCGGCTTGGGTCATTGCCGTCACGCTCGACGATCAGGTGCTGGGCGAACGTTTCGGCGTTCTCCACATGACCCTCTTCTTCAAGACGTGCGTACTGCGCAATCAACTCGCCACGGATGGTGCTCGGCGTGATGATCGGCTGACCGGCACCGAAGCGCGTGCCATCGTTGGCCAGCTTGTGGCGGCCGTACTTGCTGGTGATGATGCCTTGCAGGCGACGGATGATGAACGCCGACTGGTGCATGGTTTCGCTGTCCAGGTACGAGTTGTCAGCCTGGCCATAAGCGTTCTTCTGATAGGTGGTGATCGAACGCTGAATGCGCACGTAACCGCCTTCGTAGTACGCCGTGGCGATGCCGTAACGCAGCAGCGACTCACGCTCGGTCAGGGTGAAACGCTGACTGGCCGGAGCCGGATCGATGCCAGGCATGGTGCCGCTCTGGGTCGGACGGCTGGCGTCGGCAGAGATGAACACCGCCGTGCGCGCAGCCAGTGCAGCGGCTTGCAGCCAGACCGGTTGCGGAACACCGTTTTCGACACCCTGCAGGGTGATGTGCTGATCGTTGCGCAGTTGACCTGCGGCCACCAGCGTACCGACCGTGCCGCGCTTGGCGCTGTAAACGTGACCGTACAACTGACGCGCCCAGCTCCAGCGACCGGTGCTGTCGTCCATTGCCGCTTTCCAGGCATCCAGCGTAGCGGTGTCGGTCCAGGGCATGCAGATGAACTCGAACGGCTCATCGCCCAGCGCAGCCAGTACCTTGAGCTGATCAGGCGTACCCACGCCGCCGGTCATGGCTGATACTGCCGCCGTCAGGCCAGCCGGAATGACTTCGCCATTGGTCTTGCCCTGGCGATTGAATTCCAGCTGGATGTCATTGCCGCTTGCCCCGCTCCATTTGCAGGAAAGGGTCAACACACCCGCTTCGACAGCCGCGGTGATCGGCAGGTCAGGCGTGGCATTGATCTTCACCGACAGTGCCGTGGCCGCCTGGGCAGCGGTTGCACCGTTAACGACAGTGGCCTGCACTCGCATGCCGCCGACATACAGGTTCAGCAGACCGGCTTCGGTCGCCGCCCCGGTGAGGGTAACTTTCGCACCGGCCTTGGCGCCTTCGGTATTGAGCAGCGGCAGGCACCAGACTTCGCCGGTGGGGTCCGCCTTGCGCCAGGTTTCATACATGGAGGCCAGCATGGAACCCTGACCGCCGATGTTTTTCGCCAGCGCCACACTCGGCACCAGCACCAGAGAACCCAGTTCGGGGCCGGACACGTCGTCGTTGACCTGCGCAACGATCAGGCGACGCATGCTAGCCGACGCGCTGTTGGCGGCAGAGTTGTCCATCTCCGCATAAAACAGCGGCACGCGGACATCGGATGGAATGTTGTTAAAGCTGATAGCCATTGTTTGGCTTCCTCTTGGTTAAGCCGTGAAGGCTTGATGGGTGGTGGTGGATTGCTCGGTTTTAAGGGTGATGTCGCCGTCGTTCTGACGACGCTGCCACCAGGCGTTGAAGGTCACCTGCCGGCCTTCGACGGGCAGCAAATCGCCCGCCTCCGGATCCGGCACAGTGCGGCCCTCGGCCGGTATTACAGTGATGCGTTGAGTCATGGGGTTACCTCTGCTGTGAACTTCGCTTCGATACGGCCATCAGGGCCGGGGGATTTCAGATTCGGATCTGCGGGGTCAACGCAGTCCATCTCGAGGGTGGCGCCGGTAAATCCGGGCAAACCATCCAGATACGCTTCGTGCCAGGTCTCGGCAGGCTGATCGGCGGTGTTGCGGCCCAACTGGAACTGCGCGGCAAAGCCGAAGCGATACGTCACCCGGTCGCCGCTGATCTGCACCAGCGCACCACCGGTGTATTGCATCGCGTCGTAATCGTGATCCGGGTTCCAGCCCACCAGTGCACGCCACAGTTCGGCGCGCAGGGCATGCAGTTGCTCACTGGCTTCCTGCCCACGCTTGTCACCGCCATCGAGCACCACCACGACATCGATCGTGTCGGTGATGTTCTGGCGAATGACGTTCTGCAAATCGTTGGCCGTGGACTGATCGCCAGTGGCAATCACGTACGCCGACGGGTGAGCGAGCTGATCGCCGAGGGCGACCGCAGCCCAGTCGATACCGGCGCTGATTCGCCCGGCAAAGCTCGGGCAGGTCGCCTGCAAATGGGCAACTATCGGGGTTATCTTCATAAGGAGTTCCGCGTGTGTTGGAGTGATCTGACGTGATGAATGCGCCTACTGGCTTACCTTGCCCAGCGCCTCATCCGCCTTGTCCGCCGCGCGACTGGCCGCATGCGCAGCCTGGCTGGCGATGGAGGCAGCCGTCTCGACCTTGTCCGCCGCCTGCGTTGTGGTTTCGGCCAGCCTGTCCAGGCGCCGGTCGCGTTTGCCCAGTGCTGCGTCATAGGCATTGCGAACCTCGGCCAACTGCTGCGTATGCTCGGCATTCGCCGACCACTGCCCAGCCTGAAAACCAAGCATCAGGCAGCCAGCGATCAGCAGCATGGAAATCAACCAGACCTCCAGGCGCCGCCACCAATGGCGAGCGATGAAATCAATTGCGCATCTGTGCATCGTTTGCACCTCCGAGTTGGGATCGCAGCCGGGCTATTTCGGCGCTTTGCGTAGTGACCTTGTCGGTAAGCTGAACGATGTGGCTGGTGAGGGCTTCGATCTTGCCCTCCATCCGGCCAACCGCTGCGGCGAGCTCGTTGCGCTCCTTGGCGAACTGATCAGCCCGCGCTTCAGCCTCTTTGCGCGCCTGGCGCTCGGAGTCGAGCAGTTCATTGAGGCGGCGAACCGTGCCGATGTCCGCGTTGTCCATCGCCCGGTCTGTTGCATCTCTGGAAAGAAACTTGCGCAGCCATAAAAAGCCGCCAAGCAGAATTGTGCCCGTGCCGCCCAGCCAGGTAGCTGTGCCTGGGCCTAGGTCGGTTGGGTCCATGGGTACTCCGTAACAGGCTGGTGGACTCTCAAGGCCCTCGTTGATCGAAAGCCTGAACAAACTGGAAAGAGCCCCTTGATACGGGGCTCCGTTGTCGGGTCAGAACGGAATGACTTGCACCGTCATGCCTGTGCATAACCCCACAGGGCAATGCGCTCGGCAAAGTACGGTGTGACCAGTGCGACGGTCTGCGCCTGGTTGCTGGCTTCCAGGCTCATCTTTTCGCCATCGGTGCCTGGTCCTGTGACCCACAGCGTCACTGGCACCATTTCTGCCTTCGCTTTATCGAGCAGGTTTTTCAGCGCGGTGCGACCGGCAGCCGTTGGCGGAATCCCTGTTTCACCGATAAATGCGGCCATCTTGTTAGTCTTGGCATAGGTCAGAAACGGACCCACGATTTCATCGCGCAGAACGGTCGGCGAGATCAAATCGTTGTTATTGGCGTAGGCACCGCTGGAGCTTTTATCGTAATCGCCGTAAGCGTGGGCTTCCCAGACGATTGCATTGGCCGGATCGACAATCTTCGACTGAAGGTTGGCAGAGACGGTGGCCCAGTTTCTGGCGCTTGCAAACTCCAGCCCACAAATGAACACCGGCTTTTTCGAGCTGTTGCGCAACGCCTGCAGCACGGTATTCATCGTGCTGATGTACAGCGCTTCAAGATCAGGCAACGTAATGTAGTCTTTGGCACCTGCCGTGGTATTCGAATACGGCTCGTTACCCAACCCCCAGCCCAGCACCATCGGATCGTCGCATTCAGTGACCAGCTTCTGGTGGAAGTTGGCCAGGTGAACGGCGCTCCAGAAAGTGCCGTTGACACCGTTCCCGTCCTTGATCAATACCGATTCGGTTGCCTTCCAGCCATTCTGATTACCCGCCTCTGCGGCAGGAAGAATGCGTCCGGTCAGCGTCCCGTTTGCATCTGTTTCGTAGCGATGCAACCGCATGTAGTGGTGCGGATCAGGAATGATTCTGGCCTCGCCGTTGGAGTCATCGCGAATCCAGCCAAGCATTTCTTTCCAGCGCTTCACAAAATCGGTGTTCAGGTTCGCCCCTTGGCCTGGCAGACCGTCCAGAGTCGACAGCTGAATGGCGCGCTGAAGTTCGAACGGGAACCGGATCAGACGCACGCCCCGGTTCTTGACCCAGGTCGTGACGGTTCCACGATTGGGCCACTGGTAATGAGTCCCGGCCTCGCCCGGCACGATCTGTCCGGCGTTCGCCACCGAACCCAGGTTGATACCTACCAGCGGAATATTCTTCAGCTGGCTGACAGCAGAACTGCTATTGGACATGATTGATACCTCTAGTTGGCACCGCGAGGCAGCAGCGACGCTGCTGTACCTCTTTCGCTCAACGGCGATAACTCGAGGCTCGCGGCCTTCACATGATTCAACGTCCCGCAGCGGGAACATTTGATCTGGAGCTCTGTGTATTCACCCATGCGGGCCAGCAGTTTCTTGCACTGCCCGCATCTAAAGTTTTTCAACATCTACATTGGCCTCCATGCGCCTGGCCCAATGAAAAACCCCGCCGGAGCGGGGTTTGAGGTGGGTCGCCAGTGACCGGTTGTGGCTGTTGATCAGCCTGTTTCCGGCTGCTGCCCTGAGGCGCAAATCGCATATCGTGGGACCTTTTTACCCCCCTCCGGAAAGCCTGGGAAGGGGCAGTTTCGGGGTGGGTCGAGTTTGACCGGAGTTCAACACGAGTTCGGCCACAGCTGTGCAATCGACCCGGATAAACGGCGTGAAACCGTGTCTTCATTCACCCTTGGGCAGCCTTGTCGGCGACCGCATTGTTGCTTCTGGAAGCGCTGCGCTCAGCGAGAATCGCCAGCACTTGCTGGTGCAGCTTGTTGATCCAGTTGCGATAGGTGCGGTCTGCGCCTTCATTGATGCCCACCAGACGCATCTGCTCGCGCACCGGCAATGACTCGACATAACGCAATGTCGCCAGTTGCGCCAGTTCAGGCCCGCGGCTCTTTGCCGGGCTGCGCGACAGCTGCGCCACGGCCGCCTCGACTTCGCTGCTTATATAGTCCAGGCCGCTGCCATTACCCACCAGCGCGCGCGAGCCGGGTGTGCGACGCGGAATGTACGCGCCCCATTCCATGATCCCGGCCATCGGACTGCTCAGCCCGCCGCCCAGACCAATGCGCATGCGCTGTTCACCCCAATGCTGCATCACGGCTTCTACTTTCTCGATCATTGTGTCTCTCCTGTAGGACCTTTCTGAAAAGCTGTGCAGCGTCTTTCGCTACACAGAACCGAGGCCTTACAATACATTTTGTATTTTTATGACACAACGAAGCATTACATTATGTATATTGCTCAACACCCTACAGCCTGTATGATTCGACGCATGAACAGAAAATGGTATGAAGTCGCAAGACAGGTCATGGAAACCCAGGAAATCAGCCAGGAAGAAATGGCTGAGCGGATGGGCGTGACGCCCGGCGCGGTAGGGCATTGGCTGAACGGCAAGCGTGAACCGAAGATCGAGGTCATCAATCGATTTCTGACCGAGCTCGGCCTGCCGATTCTCACCACCTCCATCCCGGCCAGCGAACCCGGCATGCACAACGTGGAGCCCACGGTGCAGCCTTCGCGTTTCTATCGCTATCCGGTCATCAGCTGGGTCGAGGCCGGTGGCTGGAGTGAGGCCGTCGAGCCCTACCCTGCCGGCTATTCGGACACTTTCGAGATCAGCGACTATAAAGCCAAGGGCAGAGCTTTCTGGCTGGTAGTGCGTGGCGACTCGATGACCGCGCCCGCAGGGCAGAGCATTCCCGAAGGCATGTTGATTCTGGTCGACACCGGAATCGAGCCCACTGCCGGCAAGCTGGTCATCGCCAAACTGCCGGAAAGCAACGAGGCCACCTTCAAAAAGCTGGTCGAAGACGCCGGACGCTATTTTCTCAAGCCGCTGAACCCCGCCTACCCGACCCTTGCGGTGACCGAGGAGTGCAAACTGATCGGCGTCATCAGGCAGATGACCATGCGTCTCTGAAGCCCGGCACGCCCCGCCCAAGCCCCGATAATCGGGGCTTTTTCATGCGCCACTGTTTCAGTCCGGGCAGGTGTCCGTGTAGGAAACATTTGTAGCTTGCGTGAGAAACACCCCTCAATTACTGTATGCACATACAGTAAAAAGGAGTTCACTCATGCTCAAGCAGTTCCCCGACACCTCGCAACATGACGCTTATCTGGCCCTGGCACAGCGGATTCAGGACGCTATCACCAGTGACAAGGCCCAGATCGAGCATCAGGTCCTGCTGATCAGGGAGCCTGGCGAGTCGGTGGCCCACTGGGAGCGCATCATGGATCAGATCAGCGAGGCCGACGGCATCAACGTAACCCGCAGCTCTGAAAACGGCACTGCCCACGTGTCCTGGTACATCGATTCCCTGTGATGCGAACTATACAGATCGTATTTAAAATACAAACTGTATTGTCACGACGCGCTACATATCGTATTGTTTGTCTGCACCCCATTTCGGGAGTACTCACATGCAAACCACAGGGAGTCATGGAATGAACGAAATACTGGATCAACTCCGCAAAGAATTCGCCACGCCGTGCCCTTCGCTGAGCGCCGTCAGAGAGCGTTATTTTTCGCACCTGTCGAACGACAGGAATCTGCTGCGCAAGATCAACGCAGGGCGCATCGACTTGAAGGTCAGCCGTACAGGCGGCAGTCGTCAGGGCCACCCCTTCGTGTACCTGCACGACCTGGCCAACTACCTGAGCGCCATCGTGACCAACAGGGCCGCCTGA